TGTAAAACCATATCTCCAAGAAAAATAGCTACATGATTTAAAGTTGGGTGCATTATTGACATCAATAATACATCTCCTTCTTCACATGGTTCGTCTGATCTAAGTTCTCTAAAACCTGTTCGCCAGGCATAATCTTCAAACAAAGGATCTTCTAAAAACTCCTGTGGTGTCATAGTTCTTGCATAGTCTTTTAGTTCTATACCTTTTTCCTGCTTATACCAATCAACAACTAAACTCCAACAATCAGTTATACCCCAAACCCATGGTCTGCCTAGTAAATCTGGAACGTAGCCTTCTGGCTTACATTCACCCCACTCTTCTGTTTTAGGGTTAACAATATGCCACGGCAATTTACTATGTTCACAACTTATACGATCAGCTTGACTTGGTATTGGTGGGGTAGTTGGGTGACTATGAACAACAGCAATAATATCTCCTAAATTATCTGCTTTTACATAATCTTCTGGATTTAAAATAAACTCTTGATGATTTGTTATAGCTAAATTTTCACATGGATAATATTTTTGTTTACCTCTAATATTTAGTAAAAGTCCTACAGCTTCTTTAGGATCTTGGTTTTTCGCATGAACCAATGCGTCATCCTTCCAGCTCATTGTGTGAACGTACCAATGCTAGGGAATAATGCACGGGTGCATTGACGTTTGGGTGCTCTAACTCCAGCCATATCAATAGCTCCTGCTAATTCAAACTCTACAGTATTTCTGTTTTCTGCTGACTTTCTATCAACTATAAATATCTGACGTTTAAACTCTGCTGTAGGATCAGGTGTTCCTAAAGGATTACTACCGCCACTAAAATTTGCAGCGTCAATAAATCTTGCCATTGTTCTTATTCTAGTGAAGGTAGCACCTGTTAAATCATTACCAGTTGTTGTCTGATTAACAAGTAATAAAATAGCTGATATAGTTCCCAACGCATTACTAATAACGAGTTTTGGTCTTGGTATCTGGCCTCGTTGATATGCAAAACCTGTGGCTTCTATAGGAAATCTTTGATAAGAATTACCAGCCCAGACTATCTCTCCATTTGCATTTAAGTTGCTTCCAGAATGAAATCTATAAATTGTATTCGCACCATGTAAAGAATTGTCTAGCTGTAGTGTAAAAAGTTCAATAATTGCAGAGGGATTTATCTTTTGAACTTCACTAAATACAGGATCAGTACTCATGGTTCAAATACCTCTCTAAATGTTGCCTGTATTGTTGCTCTGTTTAAATATGGAATTGATTTAGACCATGACTCGCATACAAATTTAGATGAACTAGCTTCTCCTGGTGGGGTAAAATCAAAGCTGGCACTATCATTTGCTCTTGCATCTAAAAATGTTTCTATCGTATCTGCATCTGTTTCTGATACTTCAAATCTAAGATTAAATATTTTTGGATTTTGATGTTGAGCTAAACCAAATAATATTCTATGTTCATAACCATCAGCAAAACGAACTGTTCTGGTTAATGGTGCGGATCTTTTTTGTTGTCCGTATGTTGGGGTGATTGAGGGAAAAGTAGCCACTACGCGAGTAATCCTCCTGGCCTTTGTTGTTGTATTATTTCAGATTGTACTGCAACTGATATTATACGACCAAGTTCTCTACCTTGCTGTTCGTCACCTTGAACAGAAGAACCAGAAGCATCTACGTTCACAACTATGTTCGTTGATCCTCCTAAAGCACTATTTGGAGATACCATTCCACTAACACCTGGAGTGAATATTTCTGGACCTCTTTCTCCCACAATATAAGATTTTCCTGCTTTTGCTGGACCGCCATTAGCAAGTAACCCACCAAACAAATTACCAAACAATCCCATTTTAGGAATTAATTGTCCTCCTGCATTTCCAAAGAAAGCCATGTTAAATGCAGCATCTATCATTTTATCCAGCACACTATTCATAACTTCATTTAAAGTTGACGTTCCACGGATAAGTCCTTTAATTCCATCTGATAGATCAGTAGCTATAGTTCCTACCATGTCTTTAAATGACTGTTCTATTTGCTCGGCTATGGCAGCTTGTTTTTCAAGTTCTTTTGTTTTCTTTACTTGATTCTCTATATCTTTTATATCTATCTCAATTATTGCAAATCCAGCGTCTAATCTTCTCTGTACTTCGGCAGCTATATCTTGAGATAATTGAACTTGCTCTTTATTTCCGTCTATTGTTGCTTGCAGTAACTCATTTTTCTGCCTGTTTTTTCTAACTAAATCATTTTCTATTAATTTTAAATTATTTGCTCTTTCTATAGACTGTCCAAATAATGCAAGTTCTTCTTTTCTATCCGCTATTCGTGCTTTTATTCTGTTTCGCTTTGCTCTATTTTGTTTAGTAGACCGTATTCCTCCTAATTCTTCTTCTAAACCTAGTAAAGTTTCATCAGTTGCTGCTCCTCCAACTCCAGCTAATCTTTCCTGTTCTTTCCTACTTAATTGCCCTGTAAATGGTTTTGCAAGCATATTAAGAAGCGGTGCTATAGCTGCTCGCATTTTAGTCACAGCTTCAGCAAATGCGTTACCTAATAATCTTGCATTATCTCCAAACTGTTTTAACTCTTTGACTCCATTTTCTCCTATGAGTTCATTCATCTTTTGAGTTACTTGACTCAAAGCTGCCTGCGCCCCTTGCTGTTTTTGTATTAACTGAAGTCGTTTTTCTTCTTCGGTTCCTGCTATACCTAGTGCCCCTGTTAAAGCCTCAATGTTTGGTGTTACAGAGTTAAAGGCTTTACCTAATTCTGCAACTCCAGCCACAGCATTTTGTATGCCAGATACTACAGCCGTTCCGATTAGACCTCCTGCGAAACCTCCCATCTGTCCGCCAAATGCACCACCAAGTCCACCGCCTAATGCACCACCAGCAGCAGCAAGTGGACCTTGACCAAATAACAGAGGAAATGCACCACTTATTGCAGCACTCTGGAACGCTGGTCCTCTGTTTCTAGACAGTGTACGCATCAATCCTGCTCTTGTTTGTTTACTTCCTAATGGACCAGGTAGTAAATTTCCTCTACTGTCAAAATTAAGTGGTTTGGCTGCTCCTGTAGGGAACATCGGACCTTGCATTGGTTGTTGCGGACCATATTCTGCTGCTCTAAATCCTGTAGGAGCACCTCTTAGTTTTTTAAGTTGTTTAGCTTGATCTTCTAAATATGCTGGAGAACCTACTAAATGTTTAAAACCTTTTACAGGAACCGCATTTTGTTTAGCTACTCTTAGTATCTCTTTATTTTGTGCTTCGTAATACGCAGGAGATCCGACTAAAAATTCAAAACCCTTTACAGGCATTGCGTTTTGCTTACCTATGCTTAATAAGTTTGCTGGAGAACCCACTAAATCTGATCTACCACCTATGGGTACACGAGGAGCACCTATTCCTTGAGCAGCGTTGAAAGCAGGAGATCCAAACGTAAATCTTGAACCACCGATAGGGGATCTTTGTCCTCCTGCTCTAGCAGCAGCGTCAAAAAATGCAGGAGAACCAAATTGAAATCTGTTACCTCGCAATGAGGAACGACCCATTCCGCTTCCAGAGAAAGCTATTTGGGCTGGCGATCCGAACATGAATCTTGATCCACCTATAGGAGATGAGCCAAACATTCCTGGTGCATAGGGTGGGTTGGCTGGACCCTGCATCATTCCTGCTCTGCTTGCAATAAATCTTGGAGATCCTGCCTGTCCTACACTTCCAAATCTTGAAGATGCTATACCTGTGCTGATAAATGGTCCGCCAGCCATAGCCTTTGCATTATTAGATGCAGTTTTAGATGCCAAAGCTGCTTGTTGTGCTTTCTCTTTACTTATTGCTTTCTGTATTTTTAGTTCATCAAGAGCTAGTTTTAATACTGCTTTAGATTCTTTAAATTCTTTTTTAGAGTTCAGTAAAGATGATTTATCTACTGCTTCTCTAGCTCTTGCTACTTTTAATCCCTGGTCTGCTGCCTTTTGTACTAGATCACCGACTCTTCTAGTCTCCGCCATTGCTACTCGCTGTGCGAGCTTACTCTTTGTTATCTGAGCTTCTGTTCTTTGTGTTTTCTGATTAGTTCCTAAGTTTACTTTGCCGAGTTTATCTATATCGCTTTTTATATCCCTAAGGTCCTTTCTTACCTGTTCTGTATTCAGTCTTATATTTACGCTATATTCGGATGCCACTGATTTTTGCAGAATACACGGATATTAGAAGTTTAGCGTATTTTACGAACTTGGGCTTGTCTTTTTGCTTTTTCGTAGGCTTCTTCTTCCCTTTCAGACTTAAGTGTAAAGTAAGCGTTCCATCCGTATAGCTCTTTTGTGGACATTCTTTCTCGTAACTCTTTTAATGTGTAGCCTAGTTTTTCGGCTATAAAAAACTGTAAATATATAAAGTTATCTTCTTTAATCTTCGCTTTTTACGGCATCGGGGCTTTCCTCCTCGCCCATACTTTGCATCTTGGTCATAAGATCAATCAGCACTGCCATCGGTATTTCTCTTCTTAGTGCTGGTAAGTCTCCTGCTGTAAACATTTTTGCACCTGATTCATCTTCGGCTTTTGTAACAATAACCTGTAATGCAAAGTCTAGACTTCCTTCGTCTTGACCTTTGTTCATAGCTATTAATGTACTGTTTATAGTATCTCTGTCAGCTATCGTAAGAGGCGACCAAAATATCTTTAGTATCAGTTTTTCCCCCTTAAACATAGAGTAACTACTACGTTCTTGGACACTAAAGGCTTCCTTTAGTTTGTCGATTGCTCTTGTCGTTGACATAAAAAGATGTATCTATTTCTGTAGTATAACTTAAAGTCTGATATGTGTCTTTAGCCTGGTACATACTTTAGCCCTTGGGCTGTGAATCCCTGATCTATGTCTTTTGTAAGTTCTTCAGTTGCTATGTAATAGTAATACCACTCAGGACTATTTGGTATTGGACTTGTATCTGCGTTTATAGCAAATAAATCTTCATAAAATTCAATCGGAGCTACACCACGAGGATTTCCCTCTGAATTGTTACCGAATATCTGATCGCTGGTTAATCCTGCTGTTTCCAAACTTCTCATTCTATTTATTACGAATCCAGCGTATTCAGTTTCGTTGCCTACATATAAGGCTTCGGATAAAGATGTTTTGATTATTGGTCCTCTTTCTGGTGCTCGTATTCCACTTCTGTAGCCTTTATTTTCTTTTCTTGGTTTTACAGGGTCTACAGGTCTGCCCTTCTGTACTTTCCAGGCAGCGTTAAATGTTCCTGTCCAGTAAGGACTTCGATACTGAAGAGAGAATTGTATGTTAGCTGCTGCATTTGCTTTACCCTGTATTACTATATCTTCAATATCTTTTACCAGATGTTTTATATCTTTAGGCATTGGCAGTAAAGTTGCAGTTTACAACACTCATAAAATGACTCTGGTTGTCAGTTACAACAGATGTTGGACCGCTTATCTGATTGACTCTGGGAGATACGGAAAAAGTATCGGTGTAAGTTGATTTATTTACTGAAGTAAGACCCGTTATAAGTAACTCAGACACAGCAGAAGCAGCAGCAGTTCCTTTATTAGATGGAGTCATAACTGCACATCTTATGGTTCCTGCGTAATAAGATTTTGCTTCACCCTGTGGTTGGGTAGTGGATTGTGTAAAATCCAAGTTAACCATTATGTATTTTTTGTTTTTACCTGGTTTTGCAAAAGGAGTGTTGTCAAAAACAACAGTTACAGTTGGATCACCGTCACTTACAGCATCCTTGATTGCAGTTTCAAATGCTGCTCTTGCTTTTACTAAAGTCATTAGAAAATTACATCAACACGGAACAAATATTCTTGTCCGCCTTTTAGTGTACGAATGTCTGTTATTTTAGCTCCTCTTGTCGATCCAGAAAATGTAAGAGTTATCTCGTCTTGGAGTAGAGGTTGATTGTCACCTATCAAGTCTGGAGTTATGTAGAGTCTCGCAACATTTTCTTGAAACCCAGATTCTTCAGTAGATTGTATAAATTCTATAGGTACTTTGATTGTGTAATTTGTATCTATAGTTATATATTCTCCTGTATCACTGTTGTAACTAGATACACCCTTCCGTGTGTAAATAATTGATGAGTCTAATGAGTTCCCAAGTTGAGACACTACCTGTTTGGCTATCTTTTTTAATGCTGTGTCTAGTTGTCCTGCCATTATCCTCTAACTACCCTCATCTGAAAAGTTCCTGCTCCACCTAGCATATATGCTCCAAGATAACTTTGTAACCAAGGGTAAACATCTAAAATATTATTTACTGATCCTGTTCCCTGACTTGCGGTATTGTACTTAACCTCTATATCCCCTAGTTTTACTTCAGAAAAGTTACCATCTGTTCCTGTGTTACCTGTCATCGCATCTGTATCATTTGCCAAAGCTCTAGCTAGTTCATACTGTGCATATTTAATATTATTTGGAATAGTACTACAGGACAGTTCAACTCTGTCTACTTGATAATTTGTTCTTGGAAATTTTAATGCTTGATTCTCGTCACATCTATCTCCTTGAAATACAAAAGTATCAATCCATCTTGTAGCAGCTATTAATGATCTATTCTTCTGGTCATCTGTTTTATTAGTCCAGGTGCTTGAATCTGGTACAGTTTCAAAATATGTATTAGCTTCTGTCAATGTGACATAGCTATTTGCAGTTTCACTTTTTATAGTTGCATTTATGGTAGCTGCCACGATTG